TGGATACGGTCCTCAATGGGTAAACCCATTGGATTCCAACCAAGCCCACCAAGGAAATCAGGAACAATACTAAGTTCTTTGATGACCTTGACTTGGCGGGGCTTAAACAAAGAGATGGATCGAGGACCAAGTAGCTTAGCGATATCTAAAAAAGAATCATCGCTAACCTCTCTCCACTTCAACTGCGGAATAATCCGAGTCGGAGTGATAACTTTTCCAGCAAATTCACAAATGCGGGAAGAAGTTATAGTTTTTGAGAGAGCAACAGGACAACCCAGAAACAACATGAGTTGTAAATAATCCTGTGCTAGTTGATCATCGAGAATTACTACATCGTCACCTAAAACAAAGAAGTCATTATCATAAGGCCTGCCCAATAAACCGAGCAGCAATATACCATGTGTTAGAGCAAAAGCTCCAAAACTGGGATATAATCCTAATGGTTGACCTCTTTTCCACTTCACTTCCCCAATTTCAGGGAAGTACCATGAAGAAGTGGAGAGCTCTTCAAAGAGATTTACATCCTCTTTGTTGAACATCTTTCTCAATAAACTGAGTTGAAGATGTAACGGAAAATAATCCGTAGCTCCTGATAAGTCGATGGAGTAAGTCATCTTACCCTGACCGAGATGCTCCTGTAAAACAGGAACAGCTTTGTTCTGATCAAAAGTACAATCCCAAGGAGAATTCTTTATGTGATCATAGATCGCATTTCCGAATGGTTTCAAAACATTCTGGAAAATCCTTCCGGGATTGGCTACAGCACGAAGCTTGTAACCAGCCTCTTGAATCAGGCCTATTCGGCCAGCAAGGAATGATCCATGGTGTTCCAAAGGGTAAGGATACCCAGATGGACCCATGAAATGACCATAATCGTTAAACAAGCACGGTTCTAGGTTCTGTAAAACGAACTTATAATGTGACTCATAAAAACGATTAAGGTGTTGTAGACCCTCGAAGGAATCATAAAGAAACCTAATCGAATCTACAATACCAAGGTCTTCAGTAACTGATTTATCCGGAAGAGGAGCCCTTTTACAGGGACTAGGTAACATCATCTCCAAAGGAGATGGTTTTACTAAGTTTCCAAATTTCGGACGACCAGCTAACTGCCATCCCTTGAGAATAACTTCGTCAGCTAAACGAAGTTGTTCAGGTGTTGGTGGTGCGGACAGAACACCATCAAGGAACTTTTTCTTTTGACTCTCCAAAAGATGGGGAGCATAGAACAAAGTATAAACTTGAAGGAGTTGCAAACCTCTATGAAAATTGGATTCTTTTCTTAACATCCATTCTTCAAGAGTACCGATTACAGATCGGAATTTCTTACGTTTCCGTGATCGGGATATCCAGGTTGATACAGGTTGCTGACCTGCTTTCTCCCTTACGATATCTAGCTTAATCGCCTTAATGCGATCAACTGTCCAC